TCCCGTGTGTGTTCTGGGAAGGGCAAGATTTAGTCTTGGCCGGCCGTTTTAGCGTGTGGATACGATAAAGTAGGCCGTTTTACGGAAAAACGGTAAACCGCGAAAGCGGGGACATGTTAGCTAATCCAGGCGTAGCATGTCTAGGGGTGGGGGGCTCGTCACTCCCCACTCCTTCTCCTTTTTGGGCCTAACGACGAACATGAAGTCTTTACATGATCTTGGTCAAAAAGGGGCGAGCCCGAGAATAGAGGTGGATAGCGTTGGATGTTGCCCGTCGGAGCGATTTGAAGAGGGGGTCTGTTTGGCCCACTTGTACCCTTTCAGCTCACGATTTGAGGTCGCTGAAGACGCATCTGTTGTTTCTCTGGGATTGTCCTCAGGGGTGCCGCATAAGCCGCATAACCCTGAAAGGCATTTCAGAGTCCAGCAACAACTTGCTAGCGAGGACCCGTATCTTGAATTCCATTGCCAAGATGCGGCGAGCGATTGTTCGCAATGTGGTCGGCGTTTGTGCGACTGCGGGGAGATGCCCGCGATGTCGCAGTTGATGGTCATGCAGGAAGGACCCGAGCTTTGGTTCGAAGAAGAGAATTTATGGGCGGCCGTTGGCCGTGACCAATTGTTCTGTTCTCCCGGAGTTTGGGCTGTCCGGTTCCGCGGGCCGTCGGATGAGGAGTTTGGGACTTCGGATGGGCAGGCAAACTTGTGTGCGCCGTGCCTTGAGGAGATCCCGGCGCTCGTGTATGGAGATTGCACGAGTCGCCGACATTGTGACCGCTGTGATCGGAGGTGTGAGGTGTATTTCTGTCTGCTCTACACTCACAATCCGTTTCGGGCGCGCGGATGTCCGCGTGGCGGTAGACGGGGTCCGGTAAACCAGATGGGGCGCGGCACAGAGCGAGCCGAGCGACCCCCTGGGCGTGCAGGAGGGCGATTTGATGCACGCGCCGCGGGACAAGTTGGTCCTGCGGCTCCGGGCCGGGGACGGGGGCGGCCACCAGCCCCCCCCGCGCGACGCATGCCACAAAACGGGGATCATGTGGGTGCGAATGCACGCGCGCGAAGAGCAGAACGGGACGGTATTGGGCGAGCGTTTGATGATGACGCTGCATGGGCGCCACCGAGGCGGCGTGCCCCTGCCCAGGACGTCCCTCCCCCTCTCCCCCCTCGAGAAGATCTTGGTGAACTGGATAGGATAGCTGCGCAGATTGCAGCTGTGAATCCGGAACCAGTTCGCGATCGAGGGCCTCCAGCACCGCTGCTTTTAGCGCGCTTGTTGGAGCGATGTGTGGCACCAGCGTTTCGTTCATACGAAGATTCGTGCTCTATCTGTCAACGAGGATTCGGCGAGGTTAGCGTTTTTCCTTGCTGCGGAGGGCAGATGCACGTTGCTTGTGTCACAGCATGGGCGCGGGTTGATCATCTGTGCCCGTTGTGCCGGCACAATTACAGCGTTACGGGGTCGTGGCCAATGCCTGTGTGGCAAGCCCCCCCTGCTGTACCGGCCGACGTGCCCGCAGTTGTGGCGCCTGCTGCCGTTGCTCGTGATTTGCAAGAACGAGTTTTCGGCGCGGCACCACCTCCTGTGGAGGCTGCACCGCCTGACGACTATGTCCGTCCGCCTGATCCGATCAGAGAACCGGAAGCGTTGATAGGACCGCTAGCCGATTTGGCTGGAGCGCCGCCCCCGCCGCCCCCGCCCCCTCCAGGGCCTGGTCAAGGACCGGTTGGTATGGAGATGGGAGGCGAGGAGGAAGGGGAGGATGATGATCAAGGTGAATTGTTGCCCGCCGTGGATTTACGCCCACGTGTGGCAGCTGCGCCTCCCCAACGCAGTATTGCTGATTGGGCGGCGACCGTTTGTGTACCGTGTGCTGAGGGGCCGGCTACTTTGTTCGTGGAGGGAGTTTTAATGCGAGAAACAGGAAGACTCCGAAACGAGGGTATGCAGGTGTGGCCTATTGCGCGCGCGTTTGAACGGTATGCGCTGCTTGAGGTATTGCGGAGGGAAGGACGCGAGAAGCAACAGATGAGAGTGTGGTTCGATGGACCGGAGGACGATCGTCCTATCGTTGAGACCTGGGGCGCCGCGGACGATGCGATGCGCGTTCAGTGGGTCTCCGGTACGGCGATGCGAGACGTCTCGGTCGTGAGCTGGCTGGCTTTCCGGAGGATGAGCCCCTTTTTGGTACGCAATTTGATTGTGCAATCATATTCAAATGTGGCGTATTGCATCTATCGGTCGTTTGACGGATGCATGGGGGTTGACCGGACGCAGAAGGTGGGGACGGAAGTCCTCCCGCCCGAGGTATGTTGGCAGCGTATTGATAATACCACGGTGCGGGTTGATGATGGGTATATGCAGGGCCAGGCGCATGATTTTGGCTGGTTGCGTGATGCCCCTGATGGTCTCGCCTGTTCTGTGGTTGCCGCCGCTCTCGATTACGCTCTTGTCGAGATAAGGATTAGTGCTGAACCGGTGCCATTGCGGTTGGCAGCGCGTCCCCAGTTTGAGTACGTATCACTGGGGGAGGCGCCACGGTTGAGTATCTGGGACAGTGTGCGTGCCTGGTTTGGGGGCGCAGTGCAGCGCGATGTCGTCGTTGCGCGATCTGTTCTGGCATACATTCCCAATGCCGTGTTTCGGCCCATGGGTGGCACACTTGATGATAGTGTGGCCACACAAGTGGGGGGCAAGATGAGTGCTCTCCTGCCGGGTGCAATATTCTTGCAGAGCATTTACCCGGAAATGTGGGCGGACGCGGTGAGGGGTACAGCGCTTTATTGCCTCACACACAACCGGGGGCAAGTATCTCGCAGATTGTTCAATATTCGCGTGGAGGGACGCGAGGAGGAAGATCTGCTGGTGCGAGCGCGTGCGGCAGCCACGCCCAGGGAACCAGAAGGCGGCAGTTCGTGGCCTTTTTGGTTGGGAGGAGTGTTGCTCACGGGGTGTCTGGCGTATTGGTGGCGCGGAGCTTGGGTACCGCGCGCCGGGTCGATAGCATATGGGCTTTATCATGCTGTTCGCGGTGCTGAGCCGCGAATTGACCATGCCAGTAAATTGGAATGGACTTACAATCCATCATCGGTGTTGAATGTGTACGATGGACCGATCGTCCGGTGGATGATGATGTGGTCGCCAATTGGTTCCATGCCGCGGGTGGCGTATTCCCCCCCCGGGTCGTGGTTGTCCCCGTGGATGCAAGCGAACGAACTGAAAACGGACCAGCTTAATTTTATGTCTCCCTTTTTCCTGGTCATGATGCAGGTCATGAGTTCAGTGACGTTGGAGGAGATATTCCGCTACTTCGCATCGATGCGTTGGAATGCGGTGCTGTGGACGTTGGAGGGAATAGGCTATGTCGCAGCGGCGGCGAGGAATAGCGGCGGAGTCAACATGGCTATGGTGTTGGAGCGGGTAGTGACAGGTGTGTTACTCCATGGGTCGCTCACCATGTTGACATGGTTGGCTCGAAAACCGACCGGCCGCGGATCTAGGGTGTTGCGGATGTTGGTTTTTTGGTATTGCCTGCTTGAGCATTTGAAATGGAATTATTGGTGTTTCCATGCGTTGCTCGCGGTTCCCCAAAACCAAGTACCGCCTTTTGCAGTGCGTGATGAGATCGCATTGAGCCCTGGTCCTGGATTGGTTCCCCGTTGGACATGGCTGGCACTTGCCGCGCTGGGTGCCGCTGGTCTTGTGTGGCAGCGGGCTAGGCGTAAGCGCGAGGCGAATTTGGCCGCCAGGTGGATGGTGGCCCGGCAGATGATGGAGGGGTTTGACGGCGTTGGTGTGGAGCAATTACACGCGCCGTTGGTGCTGGAGTCGACGGATACTCAGCTTTATTCCCCTCCAGATATTCTGGACATGCGAGGGCGGGTTGTGTTGACCTTGCATGGCGCGGAGATGTCATATGATGCTTTTGTGAGTGTGTTACTACAAGAGAATTTGCATACAGCTATTTACGCGTATGCCGCCAATTCGGGATGCTTGTTTCGACCCTCTGGAGGTCCGGTGTCCATGGCTGCAGCGCTGTTTTATAGGACGTGTATGAATCCATATGCAGAGGAGGTCCGCGCGCGGGGAGTCACCACCGTTGCTGAACGCGATTCGGTCATTGCTGAAATTGACGCGCGTTTGTGGAGCCGGTGGGACGCCTCGTTTCGGAAGATCTGCGCGGAAGGCTTCGCGCTGCCCACAGATTTGGACGAACCGATGAGCATTGAGCGTTATGCCACGCGGTTGACCAAGGACAAGAGAGAGCGGTTTTTGAAAGCGGCGGAGGAATGGTACCGAGGTGTACCTGCCCGCCCTCCCACTTGTATGCCCAAGAGCGATGAAGTCTTAGGTATCAAGATGGTGGAGACATCTGGTGGCCCAGTTTTAACGATTAAACCTCGGGCTATCGTTGTGTTTACACCGCAGTTGGGTCCCATGTTTGGTCCGATCGTGAAGTCTCTTCACTATGCGATGCGCGATATGTGGAGCTTCGATCGCGTTCATATGATCTGTGGAGTAGCGGTGCGGCTTGTGTATGCGTCTGGGAGTAATCCCGAGGATCTGGAAAATATCGCGATGGTGTTGCGTGAGTCCAGTGTGTCTGTCGTTGTTGTGGCCGGCGATGATGTGATCGTCAAAGTGGTGTCAGAGGGGGCGGTTTATTTCCTCGAGTGTGATTTGGGTCAGTGTGATCAAACGCTCGGGGTTGGGCCCCATGACATTGTGTTGCCAGCGCTGTTTAGAAGTGCAGGTATCCCGATGGAGTTATGGGATACACTCATGGATTTCAAGCGCGGGCGGTTGTCATATAAGCATAAGCGCACGAGTGCGCAGGCTGTTGTTCAACCTTGGCCTATAATGATGGACACTGGTAGTCCAATAACTACCACCGGGACGAGTGCTGTTACATTGGTTGCTTACCTGTTGGCGCTTCTCGGAGAGATTTCCGGCGAGTCTTTCGAGAAGGTGCTTGAAGGGTTAGGTTTGCGGCCGAAAGTGCAGCGATTCGAGACGCTGTTGGGAGCGACGTTTTTGCGTGGGTTGTTTGCGGAAGGGACGGATGGCCATGTGCATTGGTATCCGCTGCCTAACCCGTGCAAATTGGGAAAGATGTTCACGCCGTTGGAGCAGGCAGTGCGTAAATGCCCGCTCCAATTGCGCTTGCGCCCGGTTGAGACGATGTGTCTAGCCGCGGCAGGGGCGATTAGGGTGCCCGAGAATTTTCCAATTCTCGCATCCTATAAACGCGCGTTGGCGAGATGCGCGCGTGGCGTGGAAGTCCCGATCGATTTCCTTGAATACCATCGACGCGAACGGGGTCAGTTGGTGCGGACTGCCGTTGGGTCGTTGGTCCCCGTGGACCGGGATTTCGTTCTACAGATGATTGTGGAAAGGTATGGAATCACGGTCCGGGATGTGGAGGAGGTTGAGGCGTTGCTGGACACGGTGGAGCGAGGGCCGGTTTTTGTGGCCCATCCCGTGTTCCAGTTGATGGCCGCGCGGGACTATGCGTAGTCCGCGTGGCACGGCTGTGCTTACCCCGGTGCTAATCACTATGGCACTAAACCGAGCGTACGGTATGGAAGCATGATGGGGGAATCCGGTCCCGAGCGGTGCGGCCGCCGTGGATCGCCGGGCATGACATTGGTCAAGAAGAAGTATGTCAATTGGAGGAGAGAATGCCGGGGAGCGACATGACGTCGCCTCCGAGGAGATGGCGCTGGGTGCCCTGACGGCGCGTGCAGGATTATCAGGAGCAGGAAAGGCGTGGGTGACGATGGCGTCCGATCCCTTTCATGATCGCGAGATTGCGGTGGATGGTTTGCCCGACTTCCGCACACATCGCACTATAACTCAGGTTATAACACGGACGGCTCGTTATGAGTCGAACCAAGGAGGAACGAATAAATGGAGTTTGAATATTTTTACTACGCCGTGGAATCAAACGCAAGTCACAAATCTTGCTACCATATCTGGACAATTTGTAAATGTTACCCCGCAGCCATATGCTGGGGTGTCTGGAACGGTCACGTGCGTGGTTGGTGCAGCTAATCAAGCTTTGTATCCCCCGCCTTCGGACGCTGTGCTGGACGGATTGTCTCCGTCTATTGCCAACGTGAATGCGCCGGGGTTTCAAGATTCGTATACCCAAGGTTTCCACCGCGTAATCGCGGCTGGGTTCGAGGTCTATATGACCGCATCAGACTTGTATAATTCTGGTGATGTTATTGTATGGAGACAACCGTCGACAACGGTTGAGCAGACGATGACGGCAAATTTCGGTGCGAATGCGGTGGCATTGACCGGGATTGCAGGCCGAGGTCCGCCTAGCTCCGTGCAACAAGCCATGACTATGCCGGGTGCAAGACGCTGGAGAGCCAAAGACGGTTGTTATGTCCCTATGATGTTGAACGAAGAGGACATCCCGTTTAGGCCCATGCAGCCAGTGATCTTTTCATACCCGGTGGATACGGTACCGAGCGATTCTACGACGACGACCGTGGGGATTACCCCGGTTCAGATCGCTGCGACTACGGTGCCGCAAATTTTTCGTGGTCCTGAGGGAACAAGCCACAATAATTTCCACATTTCAGGAGCGTTTTTTGACGGGTTGGACTCGAATTCCGCGCTCACAGTTGTTGCCAAGTTTTTGGTAGAGCGCGAACCGAGCGTGACTGAGTCCGACTTGGTGGTGTTAGCGCGTCCGTCACCGGCTGCCGATGAGGTTGCCTGGCGGATTTATTCTGAAATGGTGCGCACTGTTCCGGCTGGTGCGCCCGTGCGTGATAACGCTGTGGGTAAGTGGTTTTTGGATGTAGTGAGTGATTTGGCATCAGAGGTGGTGCCAGCGGTTGGGCGTGCGATCAGTGGAAAGAAGAAGAAGAAAAATGCGG